TCTGAGCCGTTGGAATCTGGATCAGCAATATTCGTGATGATCAAAAAAGATGGTGCCTTTCCTTTTGACAGTGCTTGATTAATTTTTGCACTAATTCTACTCGAAACTTTATGCAGCTTAACCTCTCCCTTTGGTTCTAATCCCGTTAACTTTTGACCATTTACAAGCGTTCCCACTCGCTCAATGGATGAGTACTTTAAAGTGACCGAAGCTTTTACAGACTTAACTTCTGCCATATACTCTGAATCAAGCCACATTTCTCCCCAAGTACCGTTGATAACTGTATTCGCTTTGAAATTTTTCCCCATTTTTTTCTCCTTTTACAGATAAATTGGCAACTCAATATCTTCAATTGCATCGAGCACAGAAATTTTTGCTTTTAAGAAAATATAGCTCTCTGTCTCAGGATATTGCTTAATTTCATCATCACTCAAATCCTCAACTCGAATTCCTTTTTGCTTTAAATACTTTCGCTGTGCATCTATGTCAATCTCACAAGTGCCACCACCAAGAACCCCCTCACTCACAAGAGCACTAAAATAGTCATTAATTGCTGCAATCAATACACACTTATTTCCGTATGTATTAGCATACTTTCCTATATATGTGTCTTCTACCGTCTTACGGATGTCATCAAAAATCATATCAATCGTGTCAATGACTTTGATTTTCTTATGTCTACTTCCTTTTTTGTCTGTTAGTGTATGTAACGAATTTACTCCACGCACAATCTTCACTTTATCTCCATCCCACATGAAAATAAGCTTTCCCTCATCAACTGCCGTATTCATTTCATCTTCTGTCATTGATGTACAACTTGTAAATTCTAGCAATGGTGCATATGTAACAGATAAATTCGTTCTCGTTCCTGCGATCACCCCAGCAATTCTAGGGCATAATTTCGCAGCAGGATATTCAGTTGTATCAATAAAAGCACTAGAAGAAACATTAATGATGCCTTCACTGTCTCCTGCTGTATTTGGCAGTACTGCTTTAACCTTTTTCTTTCCTTCTCTCCATTTTTTTACAGCTGCCACAATGTCTTGTATTTTGCCATCATCTTCTACTGATGGGATCGCTAAATAGTCCCACTTTGCACTTTCAAAATACTTTAACATTGCTTTGTAATTTTCAGTAACATCACTTCCGCTCATCACATATACTAAGATTTTGCGTGGTGCGTTTGTATATCCAATGAGTGCTTTTTTAATTGCATCAGCATTATCTGTTGTAATGCTAGCTGGAATATCTGACGCAGTCATCACTGTAAATGGCTTGATTTCAGACTCTTCCTTAATTGCAATTGCCACAATACCTCTTGAGCCTCTTTTGATAGCATTTGTTGCTTTTTCAATAAAAGAAATATTGATTGACGGTACCCCCATCTATTGATTCCTCTCTTTCTAGTTATTACTAAAATGTATGATATCTTCTAAGTTATTATTTTCATAATTTCGAATAATAATATTCTCTATTATATCTGCATCTTCTTTTCTTGTTGTGTTATCATACCAGTTTATACTAATGGAAACTTGTAAAATATTGTGCTCTTTTCCGGCATAATCATACTCAAATTTGGTAATATTAAGTTTACGCCCTTCGCACTCAAACTTAAGCCAGAAAAGTTCTTGAAGCTCATCGACAACTCGAAGTTGGTCTGCCTCATCAACTTTTGTCTGAAAGTATGTAATCTTAAAAATAATTTCATTACTTCCATAGTTCTTTGTTTCATGTTCAAATCCTCCTGGTAAAATTTCAGTAAAAAAAGCTGGCGTTTTATAGCCATCTATAACCTCATTGCCATAAATTTTTATCTTTGAAAATTTCTCACGCAAGCAGTTATTTAATGCTCTTTTTAGTTGAGTCATTGTAATCATAGCCCATCACCTTCAAGAATTTCATTAATAAATTTTTCTGTTTCCTCTGGCATAACTGTTCGATTGAATTCTGCTGCTGTTTTTTCTGTATAAGCTTCACCAGGTCGAAATCCGCGACTCTCACCTTTGCGATTTTTCTTTTCCCATCCATTTTCGTATAAATGGTGTAATTTATGACTGTTCCAAACTTGTACAGTAATATCACCTTCGCTTTTTGCACGTGGACTATCAACTTTCCACATTTTGTTGATTCTCTTATACAAACATTTTTTCTTAGCTTCTTTGACAAAAAGACGACCGATTTTTCTAAGCCTCTTCTTGCTTTCTCTTGGATATTTAATAATAACTTGCTGCATAGATTTTTCTAGCTCATCAAGTCCATGAACCTGCACATCAATCATCTTTTAACCTCTTTTCTTTTGCAATCTGCTCTGTGCAAATTAATTCAAGAACAATATTCGCCTCATCAACATTTAAAACACTATTGATATCAAAGATTCTATTTTTGTATTTAAGTGTCATATTTGGAGCCACATTAGAGCGATATCGAATTGTCACCTTATATTGTACTGTATTCGCATTACGATAATACTCGGCCTGCTCTTTCCCACGCATCGGCTTCACTTCTGCTGGAATAGCTCTTACTATATCTACAAGGCGTTCATCATCTGCACCAATACTATTGATCACAGTTTCATAAGTTTGAATTGTCACTCTTTGCTTAAGTCTTCCACTATCAAGAATGTACATAATCCCTCCTAAATCAGATTACGGCTGTGCATTCCTACTATGGCAGATATCAATTTATTTAAGTATGCATTATTATAAGTTGAAGAATGTAAGCGATTAGCATACATATCATTAGCCACAGCTAACACAGCCAATGAAATTTCTTCATTTCTATCCATGATTTCATCTGTTAATGCGGCATAATTTTTTACATAAGATTTCGCCGCATCTAAGTAGTTTTGTAAGTTCACATCCCCGTCAAATTCTCTTACATCTTCAAGCCTCGCATACTTAACAAAATCATCAACACTTAACTCGCTTACTTTCATTTTTCTCTGTCTTTGTCCCCTTTACTTCTTCGATGTACTTAGCATTAAAAAGGTCAGAGAGTACAGCTTTGTTAGCACACTCTCTGACTTCTCCTTTGTACATAGAAAGCTCAGCTCCAGCAAAAGACACTAACGCTTTCACTTTCATACAAGACTCCTTTTTAGGCCATTACAAGACACGCAATCATCTGTGCATTTGTAATCTTTGCATCAAACTCCACAAATCCCAAGATGCCGATTGCATGTTGTTCTGCATACTTTTCTCTAAGCACATTGATATTGATATCTTCTGATACTTTAACTGTAAGTCCTCGCATATCTCCATAGTAGATTGCTCTGTTTCCAGTTGCCATCTTTGGCATATTATCAGATACATATACCGACTTTCCTAGTAGAGAAATTCCAAAAGGCTTTGTTACATCATCTTGCAGCAGATATCTTCCGTTGTTATCTTTAAGCAACCTAAGTGCTGTCATTGTCTCACTATGCATGATAAAAATAGAGTCGTTCTGATATATCGACTTCACTTTATCTTTAAGCTTGATGATATCGTCCATTGTAATTGCTGTTGCAGATGCAGCAGTAGTAGTATTTGTAAGATCCGAAAGCCCTGTTGCCTTTGACACAGTTCCGACCAAACATTCGTGCTCTAAAAATGATGCAATTGCAATTGACATCTGATTAACTACCTCGTTTACAATATCAAAATCAGAATTGTTGATTACTGATTTTGATACCAGGGCTAAAGTTCGGCCCAAAAACTCATTCAACTCTACACTCTTAAATTGCCCAACATTACTATCTGCGTTAGTAAATTCATCTGCGTACTCCATCTTGATGCTTGTAGTACTTTCATCATAATAAGGTACAAGTAACTTTCCTCGCACATTATATCGTGTCGCACGCTCAAAAACTGGAGAAATATCCCTGACTTTTGCAATAATTTGATTTGCAATAGTAGTTGGAATCACAGCTCCATTGTCCCCAAAAGTTAAATTATTTGCACGCTGTTCTGACATAACGCCGCGAATAAAGTTCGCAAAAGCCCTTGTTTCCATCTGAGCGGTATCCTCACCTCTTGCCTCTCCTGCCTCGGCTGTAACGGTATTTGCGAGCTTACTCGCCCTTTGTAGAGCTTCAATTGTATCATCAAGTCCCCGGATTTCAGTTTCGGTTGATTGAAAATCGTTCATCTCTTCTTCATTCATCGCTCGTTTTTCAGTTTCTACAAGAGAAGTAATTTTCTCCATCTTCTCAATCAATTCTGCTCTTTTTTCTAACAATTCCTTAAGCATGTATTTTTTTTCCTTTCTCTTTTAACTTATTGACAACAGCACGATATTCTTTTAGCTTTCTCATTGCTGCATCATTAAAAAACATATTCTTCGTAAAGATATCATCAACCATACTACGATACTCTACTACTGTGCGACTCTCTCCTCTGACCTCTACACTAGTTCCAGTGTAAATCGGAGTGAAAGATCCAGCTATAATAGATACTTCTTCAAGATTAATTTTCTTAATATGTCGTCTTGGGATATCTGTATCAACCCGTTGCTCAATTTCATCCTCTAGTACTTGAAAACCAAACGACCATCCTTTTAACCTTCCGCTGCGTGCCAAATCAACTACTTCTGGATCAACTACCCACGCTGTAGCAAAAAGACCAATTTTATCTTCATTCAGTGTAAGTGTATTTTCGCTCACACTTGCTAATTCTCTATCAGTATTGTGATTCAGATACATTTTTACATCTTCAGCTCTTACTAACGCATCCGCAAATGTCCCTGGCTCGATGCACTCAACAAATATTCCTGAATTTGTTCCAATTTCTTTTGAATCTCTAGCGACAGCATTTACATAACCGCTAATGAGCACTCCGTCGCTTCTAATTTCTATCTGCAATTTTCTCCTCCTTTCAATCTATGTAACATCTTTTTGAATTTGGTTTGTATTCGGCGTATAAATAGTATTGCTTTGTGGATCATATAAAACTTGATTGAGCCCTAATGTCACCCATTTAAACCCTAGTGGCTCCATATCTTCCATTTTTCTTACTTCATCAATTTGTAAGAAATTTTTATCAAGACCAATTTTATATGCCTCATATCGTTCTGTGATTGTTCCTCTAGTCATTTCTTTTGTATCGAAAGCAAAATAATACTTTTGATGCTTTTCTCTCTCTAAAAGCAAATCTCTGTCAAGACTGCATTCGATTGCTGTCAGTAAAGGTGTAACAGTGAACTTGATTAAGTTACTATAATCTTCTTTTGTCGGCGTACCATTAATAAAATTTTTAGGAATACCAAACAGCTTCCCCAGCTCTTCAGCATTAGCCTTTTTGTTTTGAGCAAGTTGCATCTCCACACTCGTATTTGATGACTCTTGAAAATTAATCCCTTTATTTAGAACCATTACATTTTCGTCATTATTAGCATACAAGCGTCTAAATGCTGCTTTAAGTCCAGCCATTGCCTCTTCAGTAAGTCGACTATCCGATGTTAAAAACCCCCTCTTGTTTCCCCCTTTCCTGACTAGTCTATCTTCATACAGTAATGAGTTTTTCACCACACTAGCAATAATGCTGTTTGTGTTATTCATTCGAGCACTTCCATACCCTGTTTTAGTGTGCCTGAAAACTTTAAAGAATTCATAGTTTTCAAACCATTTCCCATCTACTAAAATCACATACGACTTAAATATCTTGTCTACATTGTGCTGTATAGAGATACTTCTTTCATCAACATAGTGTAAACTCTCAATTTGATTTCCTTTGCGATTGATATATGCAAAAGCGCCTATTCCAAGAAAATAATCTTCAATAACTGCTCGCCAAAAATCGACTGCACTCAGTGTATCTCCCGTATCTCGATTCAGTAAATCTAATCTTTTGTCATACTCTTTTTCTTCTACTTTTCCGCCTTTTAATCTATAAAGTTTAATCGGCAATCCACTTACGATTCCAGCGAGCAAATCAATACACAATCGCACGGTAGGGATTTGTAAAAGGTCATCTCTAGTAATAACATTTTGATTGATAATTGCCGTGAGTAAGGCTTCGTCAGCTATATTATCTATAGCTATAGGCTCTGCTCTACTCTCTTTTTTTCTCCAAAAGAATTTCATAACATCTCCTTCTCTAATACTGAACTGTGAAGTCTTCTCCTCCCCATAGCATCTGCTGCTCTAGCAAATAAATTGCATTAATAAGTGATACCACCATATCCACTTTCCCATTTGATTTCTTCTTGTTTACATATTTATTCAAGTTTGTATCCTCTGTACATCTTGCATTTTGAAAGTTAATTTCAAGCAACTTATTTGGATCATACTCAAACCTTTTACTCAAGACACATTCTTTAAGTAGTTTCGTTGGAGAATGTAGCACGCTCGAATGCTGTTTGATTTCAACACACTCAAGGCCTTCACTCTCTAGCTTTTGCACAGTGCTAATTGCGTTATATCGATCATACCCAACTTGCACGATATTTACTCCATAACGACCTGTTAAACTTAAAATAAAAGATTCTACAAAGCAATAATCTATCACTTCATCTCCACATTCAAAGCATACACCACTGTTAATCATTCCCTGGTAATTTACATTCTCTCTCTGGCTCTTAATCTCTTTTTTATCATGTGGAATAAAAGCGAAAACTTTAGCATGTATCTTTCCATCTACTTCTGTAACCATTGCAACAGATGTGTTATCATCTGTTTGTGATAAATCAAGCCCGATCCAAACTTCTCTGTCTTTCCACCATGAATCACAATTTTCCGAAGTATCTAGCTTTTTGCACTCTCTAACTTTTGTGATTTCGATATAGCCTTCTATCCCAAGGCCTTTATAAAGAATGTTGTTATGCTTGCAAAGATAATTTTCTCTCTTGTTTTCATACAAAATTGCCATTGTGCGCTTCTTCTTTATGTTATCAAAGATGTAATCATGAGAAATTGCAACTGGATTAGACTGATAAATAATATTATCTTCTGTCTGCCATTGATCGTTTGGAAGGTATTTTGCATCTGGCTCAAAAAGTAAAGCAAAAGTTCTTTGCTCGTCTATAAGGCCATCAAGACTTTTTTTAGCAATATCAATTTCATCTAGCATTACATTGTTGTCTCTTGGATACTGTGTACTGATAATAATTCCAAGCTTATTTTTAATTGTAATTTGTGATGATCTCATTGCTTCAACTGGATACTCATCCAATGCCCCTGCTTCATCAGCCAAAAAAGCGTTTGCTAGCTTACCATCCATTCGATCTTGACTGTAAGCTAATGGTGTGTACTCTGACTCATTTAATTTGCAAACAATTTGCTTTCTCAAAAGTTTGAAACGATCAACTAAAACGGGACTAACTTTAATAATTTTCTTTATTGCAATTTGTAACTCACTTGAAAGAGATAGGTCTGGTGCTACACTAAAAAACCTTGAAAATTTCGGCTCTAGTAGAAGTAAAAGAATGAAAATTACAGCTGAATTAAAAGTTTTAAAGTTCTTTCGAGCAATTTCAAGAAGCAAATTCTCATAGAATCTGCACTCTTTTCCGTTTTGATCTGTTGTTTTTGTGCAAAAGACTGCCGTTATCATCAACTCTGCATAATCTTCAAGCCCTTCGCTCATCGTGCAACCAAGGTCAGGATGTATCATTAACTTTAAAATCCTTGTTATTTTTTTGTGCATTTTCAAATCAAACCATACATCATCTTTTTTACCATCAACAATGTCTATCCACGCACTACACTGTTTCTTCACATACTCTCCAATTTTTTCATTTTGTGGGTCTATACACCAATTGGCATACTCGTATGCTTTAGTCATCGCTAAGAGCCTCTAAAAGTGCATCTGCTTTATTATCTTGTCGTGGTGGAATTGTTCTTAATGCTGATGCAACTGTCATTCCATTTTCTTTTTCTATATCCAGACACATTTTCCGCTTTGCTTGAAGCTGAGTATCACTTTTTGCCATCATAGCTAAAATTTTTGAAATTTCTTTAGAATATTGCAAAGTGAAATTAGCTTTGTCAGCAGATGGCATTTCTTTTAATGCCTCTTTCACTTGTTCTCGAAGCTCTACGAGCATCTTCGAGTGCTCTACATTCCTTTCATTCAGTTCATAACACTCTGCTTGTAGCAAGCAATAGCGATTGATTGTGCTTTCAAAAAGAGCGTCATTTTTACCCATCACTTTAAAAAGTGCGGCCACTCTCTTAAACTCACTATGTGCATATCCATTTGACTTCACTTCTGCTCGCTCTTTAAAAGCTTTTCCAGTCAGCAAACTCTTTTCTAATTTTTCACGATCTGTTAGCTCTTTCTTTGAGCGATGACTTTTTCCTTCTGCTTTTAAAATAGCAACGCTTTTAGGCGGTGTTGGCATTTTGCTCCTTTCTCCCATCTCCATTTAAAACTGATAGGGGCTTTTTTTATTTTTTGAGGGGGGCAGTCGGGGATAAGCGTAGAGAAAATAAAGCACTTTACAAGACTGGGGGGGAGTCTGCACTTCCTTCAGCCTTGACCAGTGCTCTTATATCCTTTCTGCTGATTTTTCCTTTTTCCGCTTGCTCATGGTGATATCTGCACAATGTAATAAGATTGCTAGGCTCAAGGGCCAATTCTCTGTCCTCTATCAATGGCACTATATGATGGACTTCTAACTTAGTGAGGTTGATATGCCCTTCGTTTTTTAAGCACCATTGACACATATATCCGTCTCTTTCTTTGATTGCCACAGACATCTTTCTCCACGCTGATGTATGTCTAAACTTTCTCGCTTCAGTCTCTTTGTTACATTTAACAGGCTTATGACCACAATCAAACTTTGTATCATGTACACGATTACAATACTGACACGCCCTTAAAATTTTGCTACCCCCTTGCTTTTGAACAATAAGAAAGCACCCTATTGCTAGAGTGCTTTCTATACTTCGCTATTCGCTTTCCTTGATGAACTCTTCCATCATTCTCGCTAACTGCCCTGCTTGGCTAACGCCTTGCTTTT